CGTAGCCAGAGCTAAAGCCGTTGTTCAGAACGGCAGCAGCCTTGACCTGCTTGGTGTACGCCATGGCACGAGCCAGAGCCTTGGTGTAACGAGCCGACAGCGAGTCATAGAGGTTGTCCTCGATGGCCTCTTCGGTCAGGCTGAAGCCCAGAGCGATGGTTTCGTGGTTGTAGCGAGCAGTCCAGGCTTCCTGCGCATTGTCATACGCAATAGCTTGGCCTTCAGGCTTGACGGGAGCAGCGGAGAAACCAGAGAGCTTGGTTTCTTCTTCAAAACTACGCTCCGAGGTCTCGGTTTCGTAGATTTCTTTATGCTCTTCGCCATACTTGGCGTACTCCAAACCGAACAGCGCGTTCAGGCCGGGCAGGAGTTCCTTGAGTAGTTGGGCACGAGAAATAGCCATGTTAAGTTACTCCTTATCAGGCGGTGGCAGTAGCGTTGTAATACTCGTGCTGACCGTGGTTGAGTTTCACCAGAATCTCGGGGAACTGGGTGAAAACCAGGGTTGCACTAGCAGCGAACGCAGCGGACGGGGCTTGGTTCAGAACGAACGAAGTCGCGTTAGCAGAAGCTGCCGTATCCACAAACGAACCAGACGGGATGTAGTTACCGTTGGAATCCAGCGAACCAACGTCCGTACCGACCGGCAGAGCGAAAGGCAGAGCCGAGCAAGTAACGGTAGCAGTCGAGATGCTGGTGTACGTAGCGTTGCCCAACGACACAGCGGTCTCCGGCACCAGACCCAGCACGCGCAGCGGCAGAGCAGCCGTCGTGAGGGGAGTGTTGTCGGGAGCCAGAACTGCGTTGCGCGAGTCGCCCGAAGAGGTCAGACCCGTGTTGTTGATCATGGCCAAGTTCTGGCCGATCATGGCACGAGCGCCCGAAGCGATGGTGGTGCCCGAAGAGCACACCACGGCCTTGAACACCGTATCAGGATCGTCGCAGACGATGGCCACAGCGTCGCCAGCAGCGGTACCGGCGGGCCAGTACTGAGCGAACTGCTTCTGCTTGGTGGTGGGGTTGGTGTACGAGCAGCCGAGGAACACGCCAACAAGCGTGCCCGCAGCGCCGGTTTCAACCGTGATGCGCTCCAGATTACCGCGAACCAGCCCAACGCAGTCACCAAAGAAGATGCTTGTGTTGTAGCCATTCGCAATCGCGTAGTCACGGGTGGAACCCGCGAACACTTGACCGCCGATCAGATTGATCGGCTTTAGCCCGTAAGGGGCCGAAATGACAGGGTAAGCCATTTAAGGACTCCTAGAGATTTAAGTGCCTTTGCCAAAGCTGGTCGCGGACTTACGCTCCTTGAAGAGCGGCATCCGGGGGTCGCTTTGACGCATGAGACTGTTGTCCACGGCTTCCGTTTGAGCTTGCGTCTGACGGGCGTAATGGTCATTACGCTGCTTGACGAAGTCCTTCGGAGTTTTGCAGAGCAACAGACCGCCGATTTCAATGTTGCCCGCATAACGGGACATCGGATCGACTAGCAGTCGGAATTTGGGTTGTTCCTCGATTGGCACGGGCTCCCAACCTTCACGGAGTTTGGCCGAGAGGTTACGGGGGTCAGCCACGTTCAACGTCGAGACGCGAATCCAGCGGTATGCGTAGTCCGGGTTCTTGTCCGGTTCCGGCAAAAGTTCAGGTTGCATCCACTGCTTGGGACGCTCCTCTACCGCGCGCGTTTCCAGTTCACGGGGAAGTCGGTTTTCAGCCATTTTGAGCCTCCAATTTGATCTGTTCCTTAGCGTACTGCTCAGGGGTAAGTCCCAGTTTCTTTGCCAACTGGACTTGGCTCGCCCGAAGCTTAATCTTGTTTGAAGACGTGCTGCGAACCGCTGGCGCCACGACCGTGCTGGGTTTGGACCGAGCCTCAGCCTTGGGCTTCTCCTCTGGTTCCTCGAAAATTTCGGGGAATCGTTTGCGCATTGTTTTGTCCAATGACGCGTAGTATTCGTCAGACCCCGCCTCAACACCGCCGCGTACGAGCTTCTGGTGCAAGCCCAACGCTGTGGCGGTCATTTCCTCGTCCTGACCGAACCAAGGATTGCGCTGTTGCCATGACAAAGCCTTGGAATCAGGGGTCGGAACTTGAGGTGCGACCTGTTGTTGTGGGATTTGTACAGGAAACTCTTCTTCCTGTAAAGGGGGTAGTTTGAAATTCTTAGCCTGTATCAGCTTCAGGTTTGCCGCCTGGAGCGCCTGTTGGGCCTCAATTAGTTTGTCCGCGTCGCCCGCTTCGTACGCTTCTTTATAAGCGCGCTTGGCTGCGTCCAGTTCCAAAGTGGCGGCACTTTGGGTAACATTTACGTACTCCTTCTCGCCTTGGGAGAGGATCTCCTTTATCCGCTTGTTTTCATCAAGCAGCTTTTTGGCGAAGGTCAGAGCTTCTTGCTGCTCTCGGAGAGCAGCTTCTTTCTCGCGGCGCTCGTCGTGCCAGACCTTGCGCATCTGCTTGAGCTTGTTCTTGACGCCCTCGTCATAGGCTTCAAGCTCGTCTTTCTCAAGCTCTTGGACCAATTCCTTGGGCATCGGGGCACGGCCACGATCCTCTTCAGGAGTATCGTCCTCGATCTCAATCTCTAGCTCGTCGGCCTTCGCCTCGACCTTGGAGTCCTGTTCCGCTTCGTCAGGGAACTTGAACTCGTCTGCGTCCATACCGCCGTTTTGCTTGTTCTGAGCCATCTTGTCTGCTCCTTACTTGCGTTTGATGCCACGGGGATCATCAACAACCCCCTCCACAGAGTCATCATTGATGAGCCTGAATTCGCGGCCATGGATGACCAGTCGGCTACCGCTGTACGGCTTGACCAACACGAAGTCACCCTTTTTGCACCACGGACCACTGGGGAACCGTTTTTCATCCTGATAGCAATCGGGACCCAGATCAACCACGAACAACACCGTGGTCAAGGTCTCCTCTATGCGGATGGTTTCATCCGATTTGACGAGGCCGACTTCCCCCTCGAACTCTTTCTCCACCTCGGGGATGGCACACAGAATCCGATAACCAGACGGCTTGGGCAGTTGTTTGGCTTTCTCCTCGGCTGAGGCGCTCGGCCGATACATGCCAACAATCTGCGGGTTACTAGGGTTTGTACCTAGCAAAATTTCACTCATCAGAGTTCTCCAGTTTTTGTCGAAGGTCTAGGGTGTATCCCCGCGCGGTAAGAAGACCCCGAATCTCACCGCACAGTCTCTTGTACTCCTCGAAGCTGGCTGCTTTGCCCTCGGACAAGTGGTCCTTGAGTTGGGCAATCTTTTCGTCCGTTTGTTGGATGAGCAGATCGAAGGCGTCCATTTATTTCTCCTTGGCCTTGGACTCAGGGCGTCGCTGGCTCTGAGCCTGACGCATCTGGTGGCGCTCCTGCATCGCCCGCAGTTGCTCCTCGGCGCTCTTGTCCGACAGGTGCTTGAGGACGTCGACAGCGATGTTCGCCGCCTCCATCTCGCGGTCCTTGTTCATGGACGCAGCGGTCTTGAGCATGTCGGTCTTCTGCTGCATCTCAGCCGTCTGCTGCTGCACAGCGATGCGCTCACGCTCAACCTGAATCTGCTGTTGCTTGAGCGCGACATCGGCTTGGTCCTTCTGGGCCTTGCGCTGCTGCTCTGCCGCCTTGAGCTGCAACTCCTGCATCTGCATCTGGACCAGCGGGTCCTGCGCCTGCTGTTGAGCCTGCTGCTGGGCCACCTCAGCTTGGTTCTGTGAGAGCAACCGCTGAGCGGCCTGCGCCAGCAGCGGAGCAAGCTGCGCTTCGACACGGGGGTCCATGTTGACGTCGTCGCCCGCCTCGTCCTTCTGCGGGGGCAGCGCCATGCCAAGCTGCTGCTCGATTTGCTTGCGGTACTCGAACCCAAGGTGCTCGTTGATGTGAGCCATCATGGCCATCTGCAACTGCTGAGCCATCGGGTTGTTCTGCAAGAGAGCCTGAATCTTCGGGTCCTGCATGGCAGACATGTGCACCGTGATATGCGCCTGATGGTCCTGATACATGAACGCCTTCACGGGCTTCATCATCAGCACGTTCTGGTTCTCGCTCACGGGGTCGGTCGGCTTCTGGTCGTCGTCCATCGGGACCAGTTTGCTCGCATCCTTGATACCCAGCACGTCGAGCATCTGCCGGTGGAGCAGCGGCATGTTGTACAACTGCGGGTTGGCCTGCGCCAACTGGAACACAGCTTGGTACTGCACGATCTTCTGCGCCATCGTCGAGGCGTTCGGATCGCTCACCGGGATCACGTCGACGTCGTCGTAGTCAGACTTCTTGGCCTTGCGATCACCCTCGCCCGGCTCGTAGTCGTACTCCTCGGGCGTGTAGTCGCGGATGATGTCGCGCAGCAGGTCAAGCTCCTGCTTCATCGAATAGTGGATGCGTGCCTGCACGGCGGACATCGTCTTGAGCGTGCGTTCAAGGATGGCCAGTGTGGTGCCCACCGGAGCCTGAGCCGACATGTCGCTGATCTGGAGATCAGCCGTGTTGGCAAAGCGCCGCCCCTCCTCGATGATCTTGTCCATGAGGCCCGCCAGCGTCTGGCTGGGCTCCTTGTAGGGCAGCGGCAACAGGTTGTCGCGGATCGCGCCCGAGGGCACGTCCACGTCGCGCCACTCGCCCGGAGAGATGGGCGTGTCGTCACCCTTGACCCGCATGCCACGGGCTTTGAAACCACCGGGCAGGTTGGACAGCGTACCGGCGTCCACCAACTGACGCAGCAACGAGGTGCCACTCTTGGCGTACGCGCCAATCAGGTGGATCAGGCCGAAGTGGTAGAACCCGAAACCTGGGATATAGCCGTAGTGCACAAGGTGTGTGCGCTTGCGGTACCGCTTGTCGTCGGGCCTCCAGTTGCGGCGGATGGCCAGTATCTTCGCCGACCCTTTCTCCAGCGTCACGATATAAGGCAGCTTGACGCCGTCCTTGCTCTCGTGCCCCGGCAGGTCCAACTCAACCTGCATCTCCAGCAGCTTGTACCGCTCATCCGTGATGGCCCGGAAGCCCAGCTTCTCGGCAATCTTCTTCTCAACCTCGTCGAGCACGTTGTTCGGCTCACCCAGGTCCACGTCGCTGTAGAACCCAGCCACCTGTAGGCGACGCAGTTCATTCTCAGTCTTGCGCATGACGTGCGTCACACGCGGAGCGGAGGCCAAGTCCGCCGCGCCGTAGGGCACCACGATGTCCTCAGCGGGCACGAACATCGACACCTGCCGCTCCAGATGCGGGTCGTAGTACACCTTCTTGAACGAGTTGCCCGCCAGACCCAAGCCCCACAGCATGCGCTCATGCTCAGGCCGGTACTCCGTCATGACGTCCACCAACTGGTGGTTCATGTCGTCGCGCACGCGCTCGGCTGACTGCTTCTTGGCAGGGGTCTCCTTGCCGATGATCTTCGTCTTCACCGGGCCCGCTGCCGGGAAGGTACTCATCATCGTCTCAGACTGGAACTTCACCAACGCTTCAGCCAGCATTGGATGAAAGACGCCACAGGCACCCTCCCAGGGCTCCGACCGCTCCTCGATCTTCAGACCCAGCAACTCCAGACCATCCACGTAGGTCTGCATCCAGTCCCGGCGGGAGGCCACGTCATCGGTGAAGTCGCCGATCAACTCGTTGGCCAGGGTGTCTAGTTCACCCTCGTCCATGGACTCGGCGAGGTTGGCGTCAAAATCATCCTCCCCTTTCTCCCCCGGACGCAGTTCGATCTCCAGCCCGTCCATGCCGATACTCACGGAGTCAGGGTTCTCGATCTCGATTTCAATCGGAGGGGTCGCCTCGTTGGCCATGGCCAACTCATCAAGCCCCATGGGGGCGGCGTACAAGGCTTTGTCGATATTGGTCGCCATGGTGGCTCCTTAGTAATACTCGCGTTTGCGCTGGTAGATCGGCTCGTCTGGCTCGTCCAAAGGCAAACGCAGGAAGCCGCCCTGTCTGAATCTCATGAGCGCAAGAGTGGTGGCGTCAACCAAGTCATCATGCTCGCCAGCCGGGAAGGCTGCGATTTCATCCACCAACTCTTCTGCCCACCGGGTGCGGGGCACCCATACTTTCCCCGAAGCAATTATGTCGCTGACGGAGTTGAGACGGCTAATTTTGTCTTGACCTTTTGACGGGGTGTACTCCTGAACAGGGATGCCCATCGACCGCAACTCATAGATCAGCGGCGCACCGGTGGCCTTCTTTTCAATCAGGACGCCGTCCGGGTCCCACTGGCGGTGCTGCTCCAGCACGTCCTTCTTCAACTGCACCCACTCCACCCGCTTCTTGTATGTGTCGAGCAGGATGAGGTTGGGGCGGTCGTAGTCGTCGGGGTTGTTGAAGACGCCCCAGGTCGTACCGGCAGAGAAGTCAGCACGGTTGTTCTTCTCGAACGCCGTGTCCCAGGTCTGCAAGATGTACTCGCACTGGGGTGGGTTGTCCTTGTCCCACCACTTCCACCAGTCGCGCTTGACGATGGCCGACTCGTTGCTGACGGGCTGTTGCTGGTACTGCGCCTGCCACTTGGAGTTGGGCAGTTCTTCCCGCAGCGCCTCCAATTCGGGCAGCGACCAGAACTCCGGCCACAAGGGTTTACCCGAGGGCATGATGGCGGGGAACTCGATGACCTCCCACTGCTCGCCGCCACGGGCGACGTTGGCTTTGAGCACTTGGCCAGTCAAATCCCGCAGCGACCACCGCGTCATCACGATCACGATAGCCCCGCCCGGCTGCAAACGCTGCCGGGGACCCGAGGTGTACCACTCGTAGACCTTGTCGAACACGTCGGGATTGGTTGCCGCCAGCGCAGCCTCCTGTTCCGAGTGCGGATCGTCGATGATCAGCAGGTTTGCACCCTTACCGGTGACCGTACCGCCCACACCAATAGCGAAATAATCACCACCTTTGGACGTATTCCACCGGCCAGCAGCTTTTGAGTCCTGCTGAAGCTGCAAAGTGGGGAAAATGCGCTTGTAAACCTCGGAATCCACCAGATTTCGGACTTTTCGACCGAATCCGACCGCCAATTCCGCGGTATTTGAGGTCTGAATGACTTTTTTGGCGGGGAATTTACCCAAAAACCACGCCGGAAGCAGGTAACTTGCAAATTCCGACTTGGTATGTCGGGGTGGCATGTTAATAATCAGGCGTTTTGTCTCGCCTTTGGCCACTCTTTCAAAAGCAGCGGCCATTATTTTGTGGTGCCGACCTGAAATAAACTCTGGCCAAACCTTATTTACGAACCCCAAGAAGGTATTTTGAGCTGTTTCCTTGTCCCAAAGCTGCTCTCGCTGCTCCAAATCTTTCAGGATCGAGAGTTTCTTCTCGTCGGGCACCCTGCTGAGCTGGGCCAACAGCAGCTCCAGCTCTTTATCGAACTGCCCGTACGTTTGCTCACGCATTGTCGGGCTCCGCTGGCGGTGTTTCCTGCTCGGCGGGCTCCATGTCGATGACGTTTGCATCGACGGGCGCGTCGAGTGCAGCCAACTCCTTGTCCAAGTCGGGCAGCACGCTCGCTTCTTCAGCGTGCATCGTCAACAGCTTGCGAATCTTGTCCTTGAGCATGTTGTCGATGTCGCTGACCGAGTTGTACGTCACCGTGATCTCAGTCTTC